GAGGAATCTCTACCCTTTCAAGATAAGTTACATCGTGCCACTGACAGGTATCATAACACAACCACTCTCCGTCGGTGGTATAGAGATACGCATACTCTTCTGCATCTTGAGTGAGATACTCAGTCATATTGTTGTCATGACGAGGAAGACGAGTTTCACCACGAGAAGAATAGTAAAGAGGACCAGATTCAGGCAGAGTTTCATTGTTCCATCCTACATTTGTCCACAGTGCAGAGATGTCACCACCATCAATTAACTCTGCTGCTTTATCATAACTGTTGAAATGTTCAATGAGTTTCACACCATTAAACTCAGGATATCCATCCCAATGACAATACACAGAGAGGATGGAATCATCTTTAAGTTGAATACCAATGCGAGAACGAGTGCCCATAAAGATGTGAAGAGTGTTGGTTGTTTCGGTGTGAGGATTGGGAAGTGAGATCATCACTTACTGAACTTTCATTTTGTGAACTTGAACGTCAGAATACTGAGAGTCTTTATATTCTTCATTGTATTCTTGTTTCATCTCTTCTGCTCGTCGATATGCGTCTTCTTCGTTATGATATAAACCATAAAGTTCTTCTGGTTCATAATCATCAAGACGGGCAAAGATTCCGTAGACAAACATAATCAAACAGAAGGAGTAACGGAGATTTCTTTAACATTGAGTCCACACAGTTGGTTGTAGACCCGATTGAGAATCAGTTTGTCAGCGGATTTTGCTTTTGATTTCTCATGCCAGATGGTAACACAACCATCGTAAGTTTCAACACGAACACGATAGTTTTTCATGATCAATCAACGACAGAGTAACAAGCAACCCAGGAAGGAATCCCAGAGAGTGATAACGAACCATTGCGAGAATCACAATAGTCTTCTGCTTCCTCAAGAGAATAGAAGGGTCCGATATACTCTGGAGAATCGAGATGTTCAGACCAGAATCGGACGGTGAAAGTGTTCTTCATACTACTAGGACACTTTGGAGGTTACTAACTTTAATTCCCTCAAACTTCAGTGAGATCTGCCATAAACAAGAACTCATATTCTCCATCTTCAGGATCAACACCATCTACATTCCATTCTGAATGCAAAGAGTCTGCGGTTTCATAATCATGTTCATCCATAAAGTGTGCAAATCGTTCAAAGATTGCCTCACCCATCTTGTCGATCAGGATTTCTTTGTTCATGTCAGTTTTCATGTGAGTTTGGCAGAATGAAGTTCAGTGTTGTTCTCCAGAATACGGTTAAGATCAATGATCATATTTTTGAGTGTTGCTTTTGTCCACCCAACTGCGAAAGGTGGAGTATTATCACACTCTGCGTCTTTACTATAATCTACACGTTCACAAACTTCAAGTGCTTTTTGAAGATTCTCAACGATTGTATCAAACTCGTAACGAGTAAGTGTAACTTTGCTCATGTGATTTGAGTTCCTACACTAATGGGACACTTTGGAGGTTACTAACTTTAACTTCGTAAAGTTGGGTTCACTCCCATCACCTTTGCCTTAGGATTACGAGCAACTGCTGTATCCAATGCGTCTTGACGGTTAGTTGCTCTCACTTCTTCAGTGAAAACCTTACCACCCACATAGAGTTTTACTTCCCAGATCATAATTCAACGAGCGATAATGTCAAGAGTTTCCATCAACATCAATGCCAATTCCAGTTGATTGTCCTCATCAACTACGGGGACGTTTGATTCAACAAACTCTGCGGAGAGTTGTTGTAACAGATCAGTCATTCGTTCATCAGCAAATGCAAAAGTAGCAAATTCACTTTTGAATCCATCACACAGAAGTTTGAGAGATTTAGTAACAGTCATTTCTTTGATTTGTTCATCGTAAGTCATTTCTGTGTCGTAAGTCATTTGTATTGCTCCAGAACGTCAATAAAATGTTGAATACAATCTTTGGGAATATGAATGGTTTGATATCCAGGACCATTACCATCTTCTACACTCACAGTCCCATACTCATCAGCGGTGAAGTCAAAACTCCAATCATCCTCTTCGTGTTCGATTTTGATGTGCTTAGTGATAGTGTAAGTCATTTGGTCGGTGATCATACTACTAGGACACTTTCGAGGTTACTAACTTTAATTGCCTGTCACATCATTTCACATATAAATATCCTCCGCTCCAATCTGCATTTTCCAGCAGATATTCACGATCTTTAATCAATCGCAGATCATAACGAACACCTTTAGCAGGAGATTTCCAGGTGGCAGACTTATACACTTCACCAGTGTTCTTATCAATGAAACAGTGAACAGAACGATTACCACCACCATCAACAAAGATGACTTTGTGATACTTTTTACCAGTCTCTACCTGATAATCAATAGGACAACAACCATTCTTGAGATCAGTAATACATGATTCATGATACTGAGATTGAACCGAATCTGTGGTTCCGTAAGTATAATTCAGATTTTCGATTGCTCGTTGATGTCCACGAATAGAATACTGACGATAGTTGTCTCTTAGTGCCTCAATCAACAGAAAAGTATTCTTGAGAACACTATTTGCGATAGTTTGTTTTGCTTGGAGTTCCATAGTTGTGGTGTTCATGCTATAGGGGCACTTTAGAGGTTACTAACTTTAACTCACTGGAATCGACCCTGTGTAAAGTTAGCGAAGGAAAACACTTTACGATCCACAAGTTTCATCATACCACCATTGTAGGACAGAACGAAACCTTCTTGATTGATTTCTTCACCACTGATGTATGCTTTGGGACAATCATAGACAATCAACGACTCCATCAGATCCTCTTTGATTTCAATCACCATCTGATACAAATTGACGAGTTGAATACATCCAAGGATACCAAATAGGTCCGCATCGGTGAGTTCTTGACCGTTACGAATGAGTGCATTGATCTGTTGTTTTGCGATCGTTGCTTCTTTCGGAGAGAGGAAAGTGATACCCTTACGATTCACTTTAGGTGCAACAGTGTTACCACAAACTCGGTCAGTGAAAGGTTGAACGAAACGACAATGTTGAGATCCAATCAGTTCACCAGTGAGAGAATGTGCCTCCATTTCATACAGAGGACCGTTTCCAGTGTAATAAGTATGAGGAGCAATCACAATATCCTCCATCACAGGTTCGGAGAACTTGTAGGTGATAGTATTCGGAGTGAACCTATCAAGACCAGAACCGAAACCAATCCAATCACCCTGAAACACTCCCTCAGTGCGAGGCAGAAAGTCCAGACAATAGATGAGAATCTTAACTACATTTGGTTGATGTCCAAAGTGAGTGAAGATGTCATCTTGATTGTAACAAACACGAATCTTTTGGGGGTTAAATGCTGCTTTGGTGCAAACAAAAAACTTACCATTCTCAGGATGAGTTCCCCACACAATTGCAGGTGCACCATCAATCTTCACACTGATGTGATTCGGATTGTAGAGTGCATCAAGAACAGAAAGATCACCAGTGAGGATGAGATCTTCTGCGTGTTCCAGGTGAGTGTTCTTCATACTATAGGGACACTTTCAAGGTTACTAACAATAATTCCCTCAGTTTGCCATTCGTTGTGATACTCTACCCAAGAGTTTGGTCTTAGCTTTACCAGTAGCTTTTTGACCAGTTTCTTTCTCATAACGTGAGAACTCTTGGTCCTTCATGATATCTTTGAGCATCGCTTCACCTTTACGTTGTTGTGACATTCTTTCACTTCTTGCCATACCTGATGCCTTTGCTGGCTTATACTCAGGTGATACAGGTTTCTCCTCTTTCTTCTTACTCAAGAGTTTAGATGCTTCCTTCTCCTTCTCTCTGGAAGTTGCAGGACCTTTACCTTCTCTTGCCTTTCTCTCTAAGTATGCCTTTCTCTGTTGTTCTTTAGGTGAGAGTGCAGCACTACCTCTTTCCTTCTCAGGTGTTTGTTCTCTCTCACTTCTCTGCCTTTGAGAACCAATATCCACACGATCCTTATACTCTACTGGTTCAGTCTTTCCACCACCAACTGCTTTCATTCTACGACGTTCTGGTGTGGTTTTCTTACGCTCAGCGCCAACACGTCCACCTTCACCAGTTCTACGAATCTGAGAACGTCCCATGACCTCAGCATCATATGCTTCGGAACTCAATTCTTGCTTAATCTCACTCTTAATTTCTTTCTTCAATTGATTTCTTTCTTCACGATCTTCAATCTTCTCTTTTTGTTTCTCTATTGCTTCTTTTCTCTTAGAATCAATCTCATCACGGCGATCTTCTAAACTTTCATTCATTCTAACCATGAAGTCTCTAAAAGTTCTCATTTCTTATAT